TTTACCTTTTCCTTTACCTTTACTCTTACCTTTGTTTGATTTAGTCTTTTTAGGTTTTTTGAAACCGCCACAGGGCTGGACTTCTATTCTATAGTCTTTCATTTTTGAACCTTCCTTAGTTATATTTTGCTAATTTTAGCCGCAGCACGCATTTGCTCTGTGACAATCTTCTTGGCCTTGCCTAATCGTGTTTTATTAAGCTTAATTTCTTCGGCCTGTAGTAATGTTCGTGCATCATTCTCGGCCTGCCATCTTGCCTCATCTTTTAATGAAGGTGCTAATGGGGGACTATTTTTCTTTTTTGGCCTTGGCTTTGTATTATTTTGCTTAATTGTTTTCATTCTTATTCCTTCTTTACTACTGGTTTAAGAGCTTCAGGCAAAGTAGCCTTGAAACCTGCTTTCAAGGCTGCATCAAACTCAGCCTGATTATTCACAATACGCTCACCATATGTCCCACCATTACAAGTTAATGGCCCCGGACTCGTGAATACAAATCGTGGAAACTCCATAATTCCTCCCTTTATAACCGATACGTAATAAACGTATTTGCAGCAGTCTTTCGTGTGCGGAACGTTGCTGATGTTAAAGCAGCTACAGCCCCTGAACCAACCACAGTATGCCCTGTAGCAGCAGTAACAGTAAAAGCATTCGTACCACCAGTATTTATAACTGACCAATCGAAACTTTCATTTATAAGCATATCCAATGCAGCATCCATTATTGTGCCAGTATCTAATGTTGCTGTAACTGCTGCAGCAGTTGTCGAGGTAACAATACCAGAGGCAAGCATAGCTGCGGTGAGTGTGCCAGTGGCATTCAGCGTTGTAGGATTTCCCTGACCACGTATATCACGACGTTCTGTAATAACCGCTGCTGAGCCAATTGCATATAATACACTAGCTGCACCAGCATCAATACGTATATGTGTGTCAGCGGAAAACGCAGAAGACACATATTCAGTATTAGCATTTATACTAGTCAGCAAAGACCAAACATTTGGCAGATTTGGATTATTATAATACCGATAAACCTTAACTGGTGCACGAGAGAATATAGCTAATTTATCATTTGCAGAAATTACTAATTCTACATTACCATAGGCATAGATTTTATTTGACATAATTCAACTCCTTATCAAAGATAGTAGAGCAGTCTATTATAGACTGCTCTGATTCAATCAACTTAGGTCTGACTAAAGAGAATGATTCCACTCATCTCAGGCTGTTTGTTTACAACACCAAACATTGTATCCAAACGATATTTGGTTTTCATAGTATTGATGTCGTACTGTTTCTGCATAACCAATTCAAGGCCCTGATCGGTACTCGCCCGTAGTATAGCAGCACCAGCATCACTGGGCATAGCATATCGGCCAGGAAGTATCTCAAGGGCTTCTTTAAACCAGAATGGGTCGACAGGTGCCTCTGCCGTATTCAACCATACAATAGCTGAATTTGATGCAGGTGTTACAACAGTACAATTTTGATACTGCAATTCAGCATCAGTACCATCTTGACCTGTAATAAGTGCTGGGCAAATAGTCATTGTCGTACCAGAATCAACCGAGATTACACGGAAAGTCTTCAACTGTCCAGTTGACTGTTTGGTAATATGATGTACTGCTTCAACAGCAGCAATGGTAAATGCATCACCTGCCTTTACATTTGCAGTAGCAGAAACAGTGACCTGCTGAAAACGATTATCTACATTTGAACGTTCACCCGTGGCTGCTACTGAAGTGGCTTCTGGAATATATACATTCGGGCCACTATTAGCAGTAGATCGAGTATCTATTGTAATTGAACTGCCACCAGCAGCTTTAAGCCGAACAGCATAATCAAGTTTGAACGTATCAAAGGATGCAATACGTCCAACATATGCACGTTCATAAGCAGTAACAGGTTTACCCGTCATTGTTGCACGATTTGCAAGATCAGCAGCCATGCCATTATAGTCACGTGTTGAAAGTGCAAGATAACGGTCATAGTCTGGTATTCCCTGTTCATTCATGATTGCTTCAATCTGGGCTACATCAACAAAACCTGCGGCAGCAGAAGTCCTCTTTATAACAAGAGTACCCTGGAGTGCAGCTACATCCATGATAGCTCGGTTAATATCACTAGCTAATTTCTGTTTGGCAGCATCTCCAAGCCGCTTCTCCTGCAACGCATCCCTGAGTTCACTTGCAGTAAGTACCCACGGAACTGATTTTGTGTAACCAATCGTTGCAGGGACAGAAAGCTGTGTCTGTTCCTTAAAATTAGCCGTCTGGTCAGTACCATTGAAACTCTGGGCTATATACGGCTGTGGGCGCCAAATAATATTGCCGGTTCGTTCCATGAGTGTCTGATCGGTATTATAAATAGACACATTTCGACTGAGTACAAGTGCATCCTGGAATCCTTCAAGGATTTCCTCAAATGCTACTCGCTCTTCTTTACTAAACTCGTTTGCCATGATAATTCTCCTATTGGCATGAACTTAACTTTCTATACAGAAAGCTTATTTGTGCTCATCCGAATAGGCTGGATGGTTACCTTGTAAGCAACCTTTTTTACGTGGTGGTGCCCACTTATGAATTACTTATGCTGCTTTTTGTAAGCAATAACTTTTGTATAATCACCTGTTTTAGCAGCTTCTGCACGTAGGCGTTCTAGTGTATTATCGAATGTTCCAACCGGCTGGCTACTTACCACGCGTGTTTCTGGTGGAGTAGCAGGTTTTTTGCCTTCAACTTTCATGCGTTCCTCCAAACGGGCTACAGCAAAAGAGAACTCTACAGGGTCTTTTATAGCAGCCAATCGGCGTGTTTCTGCTTCATTTTTACCTAAAGCATACACCAATAGGGCTGGATTTTTAGCCCCATGGACTATAATGCCTTGCTGTACTTGATTTAATGTCTCTAATACAGTAGCCTCTGCATCTTCATAATCAGGCAGATTCAATTCTGTCTTTGCTGATTCAAATGCAGTCAATTTTGCTTGCCATGTCTGTTCTGCTGTTTTCGCTTCAGCAGCCTCTTTAGCTGCTTTTTCATCTAATTCATGTTTTTTAAGCACCCATTCAGCAAGTGCGCTTTCAAACTTTGTCGTATCATAATCATGACCTTCAAGAGTAGGTTTAGGCCCTAATTGAGTCTCTTTTGGTTCATTCATTGCATTCAGTTTTTTACGTGCGTCACGTAATTCACGCTCAAGTTCTCTATTCCGTTTTCGTACTTCCTTCACCCAAGCAGGCGCTCTTTGTTCATCAGCACTTTCCTCTGTAGTAAGTGTTACTGTAAGTGAAGGAGCCTCTTTTTCCTCTTTTGACTCTTCAACAGCAGACTGTTCCGCTATAGGTGATTGCTCTGTTATTGTTTGTTCTACTATAGGCTGTTCTTCTTTACGCACTTTCAATTCCATTTCATCTTCCTTTCTCGCTCATTACCCGAGCGGCGGGTGTCTCTTCTAGAGTCTTACTTATTTCAACACCAGTTTTCATCGTGTCCATATCAACATTAGCCAAAGTTTCAACAGTCTTTGCATGAGTCAATTCTATATCAGCCATTGTCTTTATAACATCGGCCTTAGCTTTTGAAGCCTTAGCTTTTGCTTCCTCTGACATTGCAAGAAGGACCTCCTCTTGTGCATTCGGCTTAGCTGCTGCAACAGCCATTGCTTCAGCCTCTTCTTTTGTTGGTTCAAGAGCGCCAAGTTTAACCAATTTCTTCCGGAAAAACTCACGCACATCGCCAATACCTTCACCATCCATATTCATAATAGCCATAGCCTGCAACACGGATGCAGTTTCTGGGTCTTGTGTAATTGATATCATCTCAAGTAATGATCGGACAGTAGCCTCACGACGTGTAACAGAAGAAGGCCCTATAGAGACTGCGACATCAAAATCGGCATTCGACAAATCAGCATCAAGTGTTAAAGCATTCGTTACGGGATCATTTATAGGAGTTAACAAAGTAACGCTATCAATTTCATTGGCCTCTTTGCCAATTGTCTTCATCTTACGGCCTTGCTCTACATATATGTCCTTAGCCATATTAAGCCATACTTCACCTATACGCCGTACAGCCTTAGCAAAATTAGACACATAGATATATGTCTGCATGTCCATTTGATTCTGGACTAAATCTACAACCTTCTTAGTTACATGAGATAGAATTTTATCGTTTTCACGATGAGTTCCAAGAATGTCGCTCATATCAGTTTCAGTCAATTGGAGTAAAGCAGCCATTGCTTGCGGTATAGCGGGTGGTTTTGTATAGCCAATCGGCCCAGAAGGTATGGGGTTACCATCAGGCCCTGTAATTGCATTCAATAGAAGATAAGGATAATTTTTAATATTATCTTCTGCCCACATAACTTGATGGCCTGCAACTTGTTCTGGATTGAAAATAGGCTTTTCAATTGAACTAAGCGCACTCAATTCAGCTAATTTACTCAGCTGCATATTCTTTAACCGTTGAGCATCTTTAGCTAATCGTACATGTCCCATACAGCGTTCGATATTATCAATATACCAACGCTTCCCATAAACCGGAATAATAGGTATAACTTTGCCTGCTATAAAACCACAATCTTCAAGAATTGAACCACCTGACATAATGTATTTATGCACTCGGTCAGTCTTTATTTTACGCTTTCGAGTCTGAACATAGCCTGTTACCTGTAATTCATGTAGCTCTTCACCATTTGTTTTAGACAAATATATCCGTTTTTCATCACCAGCTGGCCCTGTATAAACAAGCAATGTATCATTATCTTGTTCGACACAATAATATTCAGCAATATAGACTACATCAGGTGTAGACCAATCAAAGATAGCATTGCTTATATCTTTCGGCCAAGAAGCAGGAGTGTCTTTATATGTCTCTTCATAGGCTTTTAACGACATAGAATGAATTACAAAACAATGCTTAGCATCAGATTTATCTTGTCGTTTTGCATCAAGATCAAAGAAAACTGATGTATCAGCATCAAATATAGGTTCTATACGAATACGTTGCCGTTCATCATCTGGGTCTTCCTCATTCTCATAGACAGTCCGTAAACGTAAAGCACCAAAACCCCCACCAACAGCCTCTTCAAAAGCATTATCATAAGCTTCCTCAGCAGATGAATCGTATTCATCAGCCCTGAATAAACCGGCACATATATCGGCTAGTTTTTCATTTTTTGAGCCGTCTTTTGGTACGAATGTCACTCCAATACGATTATTACGATATTCATTAATAATCCGGATAATAGCAAGATGAATCTTATTGACTTCAAACTGAGCTTTATTCTCAAATTGTTCGCTTAGACTACCTTCCCATTGCGCACCAGCAATAGAATAAAAACGCCGATCAGCAAGACACATTGCACGTTCATCATGCATTGCATCTTGAATACGATTAAACTCAACAAGGGCATTGGTATGAATAGATGCTAAACTCATACGACTGCCCTCCATTTACTCATAACCGGTAAATAATCACACGTTTCAAACTGCTGTTTTCGTGGCTTCGTTGTAATAATATCATACAAGCCATATCGAGCTGCATCAATAGAATGATTGTCTTTATCAGGATATCGGCTTATTACTTCGCCTTGTTTATTCGTTTCAAGGGCATAATTCACAAACTCACGTGCAGCCAATGGGCAAGCGATCGGATCAATAATGATCTCGGAAAGGTCTGCAAGCCATTTCACGCCGTGTTCAACAGAACCAGGCTTCTTTTCGGCGCCCATGATTTTAATATTATGCTCATTCCGGAGTTCATCAATACTTTTTGGTTCAGCTTTATCAGCCATGGTCAAGGTCTTTTTCTGATCTACGGTCATCATTTCAGCTAATTTGCGGTTTGATATGCCTATACCACTGATTTCTTCAAAGATATAAAGTTTCCGTTGTTTTGGATCAAAATAAAAACGTTCAAAAGCCAATGGATCAGCGGCATAACCAA